AAAAATCTTCGTGCTTATCAAGAAATAGAAAAAACAGGAACGCCAGAAGAAATACAAATAGCAAGAGCTGCTTTAATTGGTATAAGACAAGGTAAAAACAAAGAGCAATTGCGAAATGAGGTTGTTGCAAATCTAATAAAACAAGTTAATCCTTTAACTGGTGAGCCATATTCTAAAGAAGATATAGAACAACAAATAAAAATATTAGATAGTTTTTATGGAAAAACTGAAGAAATAGAAGTTGAACAAGATAAACCTATTACTTTTTCAATACCAGGTTATACAATAACAGAGGGTTAATATGCCCACCTACACAGTCACAAATAAAGACGGAGTAACTCTAAAGATTACTGGTGAGAAACCTCCAACAAAAGAACAATTAGATAATATATTTTCAGAATATAACGAGCAAAAAATACAAATAGCTCCTGTTCAAGAAACCCTACCTCAACAAGTAAAATTAACAGAAGAAGTTGTTAAAAAAGATCCTAAATGGATTGAAGCATCTAAATCTATTTATAAATGGAATGAGGGTGTAGATGCACCAGATTTAGAAACAGACCAAGATTATGCTGAATACGGTTTAGATTATATGGGTAGGTTTAACTATAACTTGCCTCAAATGACCGTTGAAGCAAACCAATTAAAAGATGCTACAGACAAACAGAAGCAAGATTTTATTACGCTTATGGATATGTATGATAAAAAATCTGCTAGTTGGTCTGGAGCAGGTAGATTATTAAAAGGTTTAGCTACAGACCCAACAACTTATGTTGGTCTTGGAACATTGGGTGTTGGTACTGCTGGCGCACAGGCTGTAAAACAAGCTATCAAAGAGGGTGTAAAACAAGGTACTAAAGCTGGTTTAAAACAGGGTGCAAAAATAGGTTCAATGGAGGGTGCTGTTTATGCAACAGCTGATAACGCTTTAAGACAGACTGCAAGAATAAATGCTGGAGTACAAGAAGATTTTGATTTAGGAGAATCTGCAAAAGCAGCAACTGTAGGTGCAACAGCTGGTGCTGGATTGGGTGGTGTTATAGGTGGTATTGGAACTAACATAGCTGCCAGATCAAAATTAAATCAAATAGCACAAAGAGAAGAGCCAACATTACAAAAAGAAAATGTTGATGTTGAACAAATAGAAAAAGAAACACAGCCGATAGTACAAAAAGAAATAACAAGAGAAGCTGAGCAAACTTTAAAACCAAGTACACAACAAGAAGCACCGCTTACACAAAAGTTACAAGAAATAGCAGAACCCATACCAGATACAGAAGTTTCCTCTGAAGAAATAGCGTCTGGTTTATTAGGAAAAAATTATCAAAAGGTTGCAACACAAACAATAGATTTTCTTAAAAGACCTTTTATTAAATATAAACCTCTTAAAACATTACCTGACCAAGATAAATATTTAACATTGCGTGGTTTGGCAACTGGTAAATTACAAAAGGTTAGAGATGTTACAAGAGATGTTTATGATACTTTTGCAAGATTAAGTCCTGAAGATAATTTTGCTGTAAGACAATACTTAACAAAAAAAGCTAATCTTAAAAGCATACAAAATCCTGTTGTAAGATCACAAGCAAAAGAGCTAAGAGAATCTATAGATTTTGTAGGTGAGTCTTTAGTAAAAGCAAATATTCTTTCTAAAGATGTGGTTGATGTAAATAAAGAATCATATCTTCCAAAAATGTATCTTAAATATTTAGATAAAAAAGGAAGAATGGATTATACAAAATCAAGAAAAGACCTTGATGATGCAACTGTAGAATTTTTAGGTGAAGTAAAAGATATATCTTTACAAGGTTCAAAAGCAATAGAAGATCCTATGTCTGATATTGTTAAATATAGTTTGTTTGAAAAAATAGCAAAAGATCCCAAATGGACAATACAATCTGGTTTAATTGATTTTCAAGGTAAAAATGTCAGTCCTGTTTGGATGGCTGAAGAAAGAGATAGAATTGCAAACGAAATTGTTAAAAAAATAAGACCTAAAAAAGATAAAAAAATTGTAGAATCAATGGATGCTTTAATAGACCAGGCTAATCTTAATATTAAGAAATCAGATTTACGATTATATAAACAAGTACCAAATGCTAAACAATACGGTTCTTTAAGAGGTTCATATATAAGAAAAGAAATATATGATGATTTAATTTCTGCTGGTGACTTTATAAACCCAAAAGATAACTTTGCAAAATCTGTATTGGGTGATTCTGGAACAATAACCCAAGCAACAAAACTATGGAAAATGAGTAAGGTTGCTTTGAATCCACCATCACAAGTTCGTAACGGTATTTCTAATGTTATTTTATTAAACCTTTCTGGTATACCTTTAAGAAAAATACCAACAAGATTAAGTCAAGCTTTAAATGATATGAGACAGAATGGTCCTTATACAGATATAGCAAAAAAATATGGAATATTAGATTCAACATTTTCAAGACAAGAAATGATTGATATTAATAAAGCATATTTAAAAGCAAAAGCAAAAGAGACTGGAAACATTGTAGATAGAATAAAATATATTGGTGGTGCTATATCAGAAATAGGAACTAATGCTTATCAAAAAATGGAAATAGTTGGTAAGACAGCAAAAATTATTGATGAAATGTCTAAAGGTGCAGATGAGGCAACCGCTGCTTTAAGAGCGCAAGAAACATTATTTGATTATTCCTTGGTTCCACCATCAGTAAGATATTTAAGAAATGCACCAGTTGGTATTCCTTTCTTAACTTATTATTACAAAGTTTTACCAAATTTATTAGAAACAGCTATTAGATACCCAGAAAGATATGTACCTTATTTAGCTATACCTTATGGTATGCACGAAATAGTAAAACAATATCAAGGGATTACATCAGAAGATATTAAAACAATAAAACAATCCATGCCTGAATGGATAAGAGATAACGGTAATGCTTTAATATTACCTATTAAAGATGAAAACGATAAATGGCAGGTGTTAGATTTTAGTTATTTCTTACCTTATGCAATGTTTACAGGTATGGCTAAAGACGTAAAAGAATTAGAACTACAAGAAGCTTTATCTAAATCTGGTGTGTTTGGTGGACCATTACCACAAACAATTAGTGCTATACAAACAAATATAGACCCATTTACAAAAAGAGAAATTGTTAATGAGTATGATCCTGAATCAAAACAATTAGCAGATATGATGTTATATGCTTATAGAATGGCAGCCCCTACATGGCTAACAGATATTGGTTTTGCTGGGAAACTTTTACAATCAATTAATAAAGATGTAAATAAATTTGGAGATCCTAAAGTAACTAAGACACAAGCAATTTTAAGATTGGTTGGTACAAATATATATCCAATTGACCCAGAACAAAGCAGAGCAACTAATATTAAATTTATGCGTAATGAGATTTCAAGAATAAAAGCTAGAAGAACCAAAGTCTTGAAAGATAAAAATTTAACTTCAGAAGAAAGAAAAAGATTGCAAGAAAAATATCTTGAAATATTGAAAGATAGACAAGATCAGTTAAAAGATTATATTAAAGAAAGTAAAATTACCGAAGGATTAAAATAACCTTATGCCACGCCAATCGGAAAGAGTTGGCCGATCTGGAGAGTACCTAGTAGCCTCGCTACTTTCTTTATATGCTGATACTGTGGTTATCGTTCCGCATAGTGCAGAGGCAGACATCATTTTTGATGTTGACCATAAGCTATATAAGTGCCAGGTTAAAACACAATCTAGGATAAGAAACCACAGAGTATCATGGGAATATGACTTTAGGCGTGGTTCTTTTACCAAGAAAAGAGAATACGACAAAGGCTCAATAGATGTTTATGCCTTGGTTGCATTAGACCCACAAAAAGTTCTCTTTACTTTTCCAGACGGAAGCAAACAGAAAACTATTAAAGACGAAGAGATGCAAGCGATGGACTCGCTTACTAATGTCAAAAACCTATTTAAAGAGCTTCGATGTCAACAGACACCTTAGGTTCTTCATAGTATTTAGCAGAGTTCATACCCAATGATATTAGATATTCAGCCACTTCATGTGGTTTTTTCTGCTCACTCTTACAAAAGTTTTTAAACTTTTCTGCAAGGTGTTTGTTTACATATATAGGTTTTCTTCCGTTTCTTTCTTTTAAGATTCGATCATCAAACTCATATAAGTTCATGTTTACCTCCTTGGTAAATCCCTACAACTCCTCGTAATATCTAACTAACTCGTTTAGATACCATTGACATTTTTTTAAGTCTTGTATGTTCTCTTCTTTATTCTTATGTCTATATAAATACTTCCAGATGTTACCTTCTAAGTAAGCTGCATATCCTTTTGAACCAACTCTATCTCTGATTAGTTCTATGCACTCTATCTTTCCTTGGTAATGTGCTGGTTTATTAACCATATCTGGTTTTATATCAGTTACATTATCCTGTCC